TCAGGGGATCGCCGACACGACGCAGGCGAACGTGATGCGCGCCGTCGGCTCCGCCTACAAGGAGGGCCTGACGATCCCCGACACCGCGAAGATGATCCGCTCCGTCATGAGCGAGGCCGACACGTACCGGGCAACGATGATCGCCCGCACGGAGATGACCTCCGCCGTGAACGGGGCGTCGCTCGCGGCGGCGAACCTGATCGGCCAGGCGACCGGGAAGAAGATGACGAAGACGTGGCTGACCGCGCCCGGCGCTCAGTACCCCCGCCACGAGGAGTACGACGGCCTCGACGGGCAGACGGTCGCCCAGGACGAGACGTTCACGGTCGGCGAGGACCAGCTCCAGTACCCCGGTGATCCCGACGGGTCGCCGGAGGAGGTCATCAACTGCCGGTGCGCCATGACGTACTCGGACGGGTCCGAGGTCGAGGCGGAGTGAGGACGCTCGCCACCGGCGTCGTCTTCGTGCTCGCGCTCACGGTCTACTGGGTCTTCGCCGGGCTCGCCGCCCTGTTCTGGCGGCTCGCCGGTGAGCGGTAGCCGGGCACCGTCGTAGGGTTCCATGCAATCTGACGAGCCCCTGCGAAAGGGGCCCGCCCCTGCGAAAGGAGCACTCATGGCACCGCGTCCACGTCACACCTCCCGCTCTCGCCGCCGCTCTCGCCGCGCCAACGAGCGCGCAGAGCCGGTCATCGCCGCCCTCTTCACCCCCGAGCAGGACGAGAAGATCGCGCTGCTCGCCGCCGCGTCCGGCTCGACGTCGCTGCCGCTCTCCGACCAGGGCGACTCCTGGGACGCGAGCGCCGCCGTCAAGGGCCTCACCGACGCGCAGCTCCCGAACGCACACTTCTGGAAGGACCCCGACGGCGACCCGGCCGCGAAGTCTTCGTACAAGCTGCCGTTCGCCGAGAACCGCTCCGGCACCCTCACGGCCGTCTGGCGCGGCGTCACCGCCTCCGCCGGTGCCGTCCAGGGAGCCCGGGGAGGCGTCCAGATCCCCTCCGGCGACGTCGCCGGAGTCAAGGCGAAGATCGGCGCGTACTACACGAAGGCCGCGAAGCAGTACGACGACCCGGACATCAAGCCGCCGTGGGCGGCCTCGTCGGCCGCGGAGGCCGCGTTCCTGCTCACCTACGCCGAGATGATCGGCCTCATCAGCACGGACGCCGACCGGTTCGCCGACGCCGACGACTTCTGCTCGTGGGAGCCGTGGGCGACCCTTCCCGACCTCCCGACGTTGCCGGAGGTCTACGCGCCCGACCAGGAGGTGCTCGACACGTTCGTCGACCTCCTCGCCGTCCACCATAACGCGCTCGACCCCGAGGGAGCCGCGGAGCTGGCGAACGCCGACGAGGACGAGGACAAGAAGGACGACGACGAGTACGGCGGCAAGCCGTCGCAGGGCACCGACAAGGACCGCCGCCTGAAGAAGAACCAGGCGGCCGCCGATCCCCGCGACCTCCTCGTCAGCGTCCGCGAGCAGCTCGCCGCCCCGACGGAGGCGTGCGCGAACTGCGACCACGCCTTCGCCGACCACGCCGGAACCGACGGCGCATGCGGCATCGACGGCTGCTCGTGCGACGGGTACGTCACCGCCGCCGCCGCCGAAGACGTCGACGACTTCGCCGACACGGAGGTGCCGCTGGCCCGCATCGGGCTCGCGCAGGACGGCCCGGTGACGCGGTTCGTCGCCACTCCCGCCTACCCGGAGCTGCCCGACGGTGACCCGGTCGGCGCGAGCCTCACGGAGGCGTTCACGCACCTCACGGCCCGCCTGGAGAACTTCGAGCTGACGGTTCCGACCGGGGAGGAGCTGCCCGCCCCGAACGGGCCGCAGCCGGTCATCTCTCCCCCGGCGGACGGCGGCCCGGCCTCGGGCGAGCTCCGCTGGGTCGCGGACATCGTTCCCGAGGCGACGCTCACGGATGATGGCCGGGCGATGGCCCCGGGCTCGCTCACGTGGCGGGAGCTGCCGCTCTCGCTCATGGCGATGACGGAGACATCTGAGGGCGGCCACGTCGGCGCTGAGGTCGCCGGGCGGATCGACAACATCTACCGCGAAGGCAACATGCTGAAGGCGACGGGGATCTTCGACTCCGGCGACTACGGCCAGGAGATCGGCCGCCTCGTCGGCGACGGAACCCTGCGCGGCGTCTCGGTCGACCTCGCCATCCACCAGTACGAGGTAGGGCCCCGCTCGGACTACTTCGACGAGGACGGCAACTGGCTCACGGAGAAGCCGGAGCGGGCCGAGGCTGAGGAGCCGCCGACGCTGCTCGACCTCCTCTTCGGCGACGACTCGGAAGACGCGATCTTCGTCGTGACGGAGGGGGTCATCGGCGCGGTCACCGTCTGCCCCTTCCAGGCGTTCGCGGACGCAACCATCTCGCTCGCCGCGGCGGGTTCTCCGGCCGTCTGGACGGTCAAGCAGCAGGCCGCATGGCGCGTCACCGAGCACGGCGTCGCGGCCGCGGAGACGGCAACGGAGGAGCCCGGAGAAGCGCTCACGGCGTCGGCGGCCGGGCTCGCCCCGGAGGCACCCCCGGCCGCCTGGTTCGACGACCCGGAGCTGGAGGAGCTGACCCCGCTCACGATCACCGACGAAGGGTTCATCTACGGGCACGCGGCCGCCTGGGACACCTGCCACCTCGGCATCCCGGACGTCTGCACGACCGCGCCCGCGTCGGAGACGAACTACGCGTACTTCCTCCTGAAGGAGGTTCTCTGCGCCGACGGTGAGCGCGTCCCGTGCGGAACGATCACTCTGGAGACCGGTCACGCGGACCGCTCCCTCGGCCGCGGAGACGCAACCGCCCACTACGACAACACCGGTACCGCGGTCGCGGACGTGAACGTCGGCGAGGACGAGTTCGGGATCTGGGTCGCCGGTGCTCTCCGCCCCGACGTCGACGCCGAGAAGGCGCGCGAGCTGCGCGGCGCTGTCCTCTCCGGCGACTGGCGCTCCGTGAACGGGAACCTGGAGCTGGTAGCGCTGCTCGCCGTGAACGTCCCCGGATTCCCGGTGCCGCGGGCCCGCGCCCTCGTCGCCGCCGCGGAGGACGGCCCGGAGGTGCTCGCCCTGGTCGCCGCTGGAATCACCATCGGTCACGTCGAGGCCACCGATGAGATCGGGCTGGCGCAGCTCTCGCCGATCCAGCAGGAGAAGCTCCGCGTCTTCGAGGCCGTCGCCGCCGGTCGGTTCCGGGCGCTCGCCGAGCGCGCCGCGAACGAGGGAGTCGTCACCCCGGACGAGGTTCGGGAGTCGGCCGGATTCACCGCCGACGGCGAAGAGGAAGAGACGCCTGCGCCGCTCGCGCCGCAGCCCCATACGGAGGACGGCGACGAGCCAGTCGGCGACGAGGTGGAACGGCCGGAGGGCGAAGACGCCTAAGGTCGTCGCAACCGCTGGGCGCTCCGCTCCGTCGCAGGCGGAGCGCCCGGAGCCAACCGCCGAGGTGTGCGCCCCGGCGGAGGTGATCTACGGTGAGCCGGTCGACCTCGACGCCCTCTTCGACGAGTGCCTCCAGATCGCGTCGCGGCCCTTGGAGCTGCCATGAGCGGATTCGGCGTCACCCGCTACGACTGGGTGATCGTCGATCACGTCCACGACGGCGACACGATCATCGCCGCCGACATCGACCTCGGCCTCGACACGCACCGCAAGGACATCTCGCTCCGCTTCATCGGCATCAACTCGCCCGAGCTGGCGAACCCCGACGGCTCCGGGAAGGCGGCCCGGGACTACCTGATGACGCTCGTGCAGCCGGGCCAGCGCATCAGCATCGACTCCATCTCCTGGGACAAGTACGGGAACCGGATCGACGCGCGTCTCTTCCTCCTCGACGCGAGCGGCCAGCGCGTCATGCCTGACCTCAACTCGCAGATGCTCGCCTCCGGGCACGCGGTCCCGATGGGCCCCGACCAGCCCTGAAGCTCTCCGTCACGATCCAGGCGCACCCGGCCCGCACGAAGCGCGCGGAGGCGCTGCAACGCCGCCTGCGCGGCTCCACGATCACCTACGACCCCGACCCGGGCGGCCCGCCCTGCGCGTGGCGGTCGTACCAGCGCTGCCTGGACGAGACGCCCGACTGTTCGCACCGGCTGATCGTGCAGGACGACGTGGAGCCGTGCCCCTACTTCCTCCCGGCTGTCCGCGCCGCCTGCCGGGCTCGCCCGGATGACCTCCTCGTCTTCTACGTCGGCGGCAACGCGACGATGCACACGGCCGCCCTCTTCCGGGCCTCAGCGCTCGGCCACTCCTGGGCGCTGCTCGGACACCACCAGTTCGTGCCGCTCGTCGCGGTCGCCTGGCCGGAGGCGCTCGTCTGCCCGGCCGTATGCTGGGTCGCCGACCAGCCCTGGGCGGACGCGCTCCTCGCCGACGACGAGGTGATCGGCCGCTGGGTCCGCGAGGCCGGAGTCTTCCCACTCGCCTCCTGCCCCAGCCTCGTCGAGCATGACTCCACGGCCCCGTCACTGATGCACGAGCGGTTCCTCGACTCGCCCGGCCGCCGCGCCTCCTGCCTCATCGGGCCCGACTGTGACGCCCGCACCATCGACTGGACGCTCGGCCCCGCCTGAAAAACACGGAGTTTGCGGGAAACTCCTGCCCGGCCCGCCGCGAAAACCCTCCCGCTCCTAGGCGCGTGGGCGTATCCTGATACCTGCAATGGAGGCAACCACGAGCAAGGAGGCAACGATGTTCGCTACAGCAGCCGAGGCTCTCGCGCAGTTCTACGCCGAGACGTTCGCCACCTACGACTACCGCATCGTCAACGTCTGGGACAACGGCGAGTTCCTCACTGGCGCGACCGTCGAGCTGTACGAGCGCGGCGTGCTCGTCGGCACCGAAGAGTTCGTCGGCTCCACCGAGGAGGACTGCGGGATGACGTCCGCCTACGGGAACGCGAACCTCGCCGTCACGCAGGCCATCTCGTTCGCCGCGTCCTGGGTCGAGGCCGAGGAGCGCCGCGCGGAAGCCGCCCGCCTAGGCGTCCATCCGCTGGAGATCGAGTTCGCGCCGTTCGGGCCCGCCTGGCAGGCCGAGCGCGAAGCACGCGAGCGGGAGGTCGCCTATGCGTAACTGAACCCGCGCGAACCCGCCACCGTCACTGAGGGGCCCTCCGGGGCCCCTCTCTCGTTCCACTACCGCCGGGCTTTACCGCCAGCGGTAGCCGCGCACCGTCGTAGTCTTCCCCAGCAACTTCGGAAGATTCGGGCGCGCCGCCTAGCGGCCCCCGGGCAGCAGGGTCGACCTAGTCACCCTCGCGCAACCCGAGCGAACAACTCGAAACAGCGCGAAGGAGAACCCACATGGACGAGAACGAGGTCACGCTGCCCGAGCTGCCGGAGAGCTTCGAGGGCATGGAGTCGGACGCGATCCAGGCGTTCATCGACTCCGCCAACGAGGCCGTCGCAGCCGTCGCAGCTGCGCCCGCCGAGTTCGTCACGGACGAGCTGTCGGCGGACGATCTGATCGCCGCCCTGGAGGCCACCGTCGAGAGCATCGAGGCGGCCCGCCAGGAGCTGGCAAGCCGTGCCGCGGCCGAGGCCGAGGACACGGAGGAAGACGCCGAGGAGACGGCCGCCGAGGCCGCGGCCGAGGTCGATTCCGAGGCGCTCGCCGCTCGCGCGGCCGAGCTGGCCTCCCGGGCCGCCGACGGCGAGCCCGAGGCGGAGGCGGAGGTCGAGACGGCCGCCGCCGAGGAGGTCGAGGAGACCGCCGTCGAGGAGCCGGTCGTCGCCGCCGCAAGCTCGCGGCGTCAGCGGCCCCCGCTGCG